TTGATCCCTCGGTTGTGTTTAGTGCAAGTAAGAAGTCGTTGTATGACCTCAGGGATGCACACCTGTATGTAGACGGCCAGTTAGTTAAGTCAGCAAAGTTTGTGCCTGATGATGTCCTGAAGACTGGCACTCGGTCTTGTCTGTTTATATAAGTCACAGAAGACAGAGTAGTTCCTGTAAAGGGTCGTGGATCTGAGCTGCCACTGATTGAACCACTTCTGTCTGATACGGTACCTGAGTTATATTCGTTTATAACGTAGGCATCGGAAATAATTAATACACTGTCGTAGCCTGTAGATGGAACGACACCATAAGAGAAACGAGGGGTAAATCCCAGTGATCCTTTTACGTTTCTGAAGATTGGTGACCTACGGACTTTCCCCTCGTCAAATCGTACATTCAAGGCCTCACTGAATGCATTAACTGGTATGTTGTATGAGCTTTTATCAGATATAACTCCAACAGAACCTAAGTCTCTTATTGCAAAGTTACTACCCATATTACTTGCTTTCTTTTACTGGTATTTCTTTTGATCGTAGTTGGTAATACAAGACACTGCTTGTTGTCTTTAGCTTGGCCATAAAGTCTTCATATATCTTGTCTAAGGACTTCTGCTCCTGATCAGTGATCATAGGAACCTACCTTCTTGTACTTCTGCACACCTCCACTTCACGGCTCTATAACTAGGCATGTATCTGTTGACCTCACTGCCTATAACTAAGGCTCGTTGCTTACAGGCCTCATAGGTTTCATAGACAACAGGGTACTCAGTGTTTTCTATAACCATGCAGTGTTTTGGGTTACCGATAAGACAGGCTATTACAAGGAGTTTGTAGTACATAATAAAACACCTCCTAGATGGAGTTAGTTGCTGAGTAAAAGTTACTTAGAGCTATTGTTCCTGAGGGTGGTACATTGGCATTTACGTTTACCGTTATTGTTCTTGTGTCGTAGGAGTTACCACCAAAGTTAAATGAGTTATTAGACCATCCTGAACTAGAACCAGTAAATGAACCTGAGATGGTGTCACCTGCACTAGCTGAACATGATCCGTTGTAGTAGGCTGTACTGTCGTTAGATGCTAACCCTTGGTTAAGTACGTTACTACCGTTCTTGGCTATAACGATTGTAGCTGTATTAGGATTGCCGAAGCCACCGTAGTAGTATGCAAACCTGTAGTAGTAGGTACCTGTTTTGTTAACTGTAAATGACCATGACTGAATATTAGCTGCACCGTTGTCTGACCACCTAGAGTAGCTAAATAGGTTACCACTGTTAAAGGTTAACCCAGTGTCAATGTTACGTCCTGAGTTGTTGGATGTTGCTGAGGTAGAACCTGCAGTAGCCGTGTCCGACAAACTAGATGGAACGATACTACCACCCCTGTAGCATTGATTTAGGGCAATGGAACCAGTGTCACCAAACTCAGTACGGATGTTATCCATTGATATGGTGCCACTAGACTGGATAGCCATTGCATGTACATCCTTCCTTGTGAGTATCTAATTCCTTCTTTAGCTCCTTAATGGATTCAATAAGTAGTGGTACTAACTTCTCATAGTGTACCGTCATGTATGTAGGGTCGATAGGTGCCTCAGCTATTACCTCAGGCATGATAGCTTCTACGTCCTGAGCAGAGACCCCTACCTCCACCTTATCTTCATAACCGTAATCTTTAGCTATCTCATTCGGTCTGAAGTAAAACCCATTGAGTGACATTACCTTGTCTAAGGCTCCTTCAATGGGTTGGATGTCGGTCTTAAGTCTCATGTCTGAGTAGTAGGCTGTTACGTTACCAGTGGATCTCACCTCGGCAAAGGTAACCGTACTGTCTGTAGCAACGGCCTGTCCTATAGATACTGTTGGGTTGGCTCCCTCGGATCCTGAGTTAGCTACTGTTACTCCTGTACCACCAGTAACACCTGCAACGTAGTTTCCTGAGGTATGGGTACCCAGTGTAATACCTGATCCACCGAGGGTGATGTCACCACTGATGGCTAGGGTGCCTGTTACCGATGCCCCTGATGTCGTAGCTGCTACTCTTGTAGTGCCGTTTGAATCTAGTAGGGAACTTGGGTCAGTGTTTAACTGGGTGTGTGTCGCTGTGACGGCACCAGTTATGTTAGGGAACGTAGCCTTAATGGTAGACTTGATTAAACGTAGGTGGTCGTCAGCTTGTGCTAGGGCATCTGTGGATGTTGGGTTACTAGCCACTAATCCATTAATATAGGTTGCACTTTCTAATGCCATGGTTTTTTCCTTCTCTCATCTAAAGGGTCGAACAACAATAACAACAACAACAAGGCTTTAACGACTTTTTGAAATTGATTGATTATCTTAGGTACTGGGGGTCTAAAATCTGAGGTATGGTACCAAAATTGAACGACAATAACAGCTAAGTACTTGATATCTCTAGATATCTTAGGTCAACAGACTAGTTATCTGATGACACTATAGTACCTATGTATCTTTAGACATTAGTCATTATCTGAAATTTGTTCGTAAGGGGTATATTTGTCGTTGTTAAAAATAGGGATCTCACTTGCATTCTTACTTAAGTCTGATCTCTAGTTAACCCATGTATCACCACTGATACACACACATACACCTCATTCACTCCTAATCTCTCCTAAGGGTGGACAGTATTCAACCTATAGTTAACTAAGGGATCAATTAGTGTCTAGTGACAAGACATAGTGACCCCTTGCTAACCTGATACAATACTATACATTAGTACATGTGAACTGCAGGAGATAGCCTGTGTTAGCCTTAGATGCTACGACTTATAGTTGGTATTCCTTCAGTTCACACCTTAACTTGGTGCCTAGCAGGTCAGCCTCAGCCTCTAACCTTCTTACTGGAATTAGCTGAGTTACTATTGCTAGACGCTCCTGTGGCTCCATCTGAGACCATCTACCGATCTCAAATGTAGTCCTGAAACATGCAGAACACCTGTCCTTCTCAGTGTCTAGTCTGCATATGTTTATACATGGTGTTACGATATCCATTAGACTATCTCACAAGCACCACCGACACAGGCTAACTCCTGTGATCCAATGGTATTGTCTTGTTGTTCATAGTCACTCAGCTTACTCCAGTCTATAGACTTAGGCATAGCCTGTTGCATTAGGTCATACTCAGACTGGTCACAGTCCTGATAGGGAGCCTGTTGGTATGTGTGGTCACTGAAGGGAAGGAACGACACACCTGACATCCAGTCGAAGTGTAGGTATACCCATGCTCCTACCATTAGCCACTCATCCTCCTTCACTGAGACAGTTATGGATGGCTTATGTTCACACCAGTACTTCTGATACATTAGCCATAACTCTAGCTGTTCTATAGCAGTCTTATCAGTCCTGAAGACTGCATTGCTTGGTGCCTCCATAGGGAATGTAAAGACTGTCGTATTGTCAGGGTTCATTACGTCATCCTCAGATGGAATGCCTTGATCTACCATGAGCCTAGTCAATGGGTCTTTCTTATCTCCTCTGACTGTTCTGAAGTAGTAGGGGTTGTGTCGTGCATGTATCCCTGAGGCAGCGTCAACTAACTGACTAACTGTACCTGATGGCTTGACACATGTAATAGCCACTGACTGAGGTATGCCTATGTCCTTAGCGAACTCAGCGTTAGTCTTTACAGCCTCAGCCTTTAGCTCCTGCAGCAGCAGTCCTAGTTGATCTGAGTTACCGTTAGTCAAGTCGTTATCCATGATACCAGTTAACGACACACCAAGTAGTCGTTCCTCCTCGCAGTTCTTCTTCCACTCGGAGCTGACATACTTAAAGTTAGTCAGTGTTGACTGTATCGTACCTATGATAGTAGCCAGTCGTACCTTCTTCAGTAGTGTCTCTTTAGTGTCACTTGGACGTACAACTACCTCTGATAAGTTACAGAACTCACGGTCTCTTAGTATGATCTCTGAGCATGGGTTAGTGCCAAACTCATGGTTATCTACTGACCTACGTCCTGAGGCCTCAGCCATCTTGTTAGCTGACTGCCTGTTGAATATACCACGTTCACCTGACTTTGATTCATACAGGGATGTCCACTCACTCATGAAGATACCCATGTCAGGCTTTTCACTGTACACTGCTGAGTTATTAGCTAAGGCTCTTTGCTTGTTAGCATTCCACCATTCACCTGACTTAGCGTGTCTCATTCTATCATCAGATAGGTTTGACAGACTGATCAATGCTGACCTTCTGACACCACCTACGACAACAACCTCAGCTATCTTACATACTATGTCATGACACTCCACTGAGTTTAGCTTACGTCCTTTAGCATTCTTAATTACCTGTACTGTAAAGTTAAACAGGTTTTCAAGTGGTGCAGCTCCTGATGCTCTACCACCGAATGTCTTCAGTGGTGACCCTGCAGGTCTTACAAGGCTTGTATCCCATCTAGGTATCTGACCTATGTATAACAATCCTATAAGCTCCTTGTAGGCCTTTGCCCAACCTAGCTTACTGTCTCTTACAGTGATGACTGTGTCGCTATCGTAAAAGCTCTCAGCAATGACTGGTAGCTTGTTTACATTCTGTCTTTCGACACTGAAGCCGACACCTGTGCCGTTCATCAATACATACAGGATCTCATCGAATGCCTGTAGCCTGTTGATGGCTACATAGCTGCAGTTATACCCTGCGATGTTTTCCTTCTTCAGTGCCTCACCTGCTGTCATTAGGCATCTCATGGATGGCATGACAGACAGGTTCATTACGGCCTCATGGAGTTCTGACATAACTGAAGGAGGACAGGAAAAGTTATGCTGCTCCATGAGGTGTTCCTTAAAAAACTTAAAGTATCTATCGACAGTCTCACCCCAGTTCTCCCTTCGTCCTTCCTCAGGGAGCCATCGTGAGTAACGTGACAGGTGTATAAACTGCTGATATAAAGTTGGTAGATAATTACTTGACTGCATTTGGTTCTCTTCCCTCTAGCTGATTGATCCTCATCTCGCAGTATCTAATTGCCTTCTGAAGATCTGTTATTTCTGATTGTGTTTTGTCTTGATTGTCGTAGGTCTTTAGACCTGCTCTCATGACGTACTTAATGACGTTGCCCTTCCAAAAGGACAGTTGGTTTTTCATAATGAAACTCACTGGTTCTATTGTGAATGCCTCGTAGTGAGGTGGC